TTTACTTGCTTTTGTCTGTTTTGTTGTTTAAGTTCTCTTGTGTCTTGCGGCAGGTTCCCCCCATGCCCCTAGGGCTAATAAGGGAAAAGAAAAAGCCGCTGACGAGAGGATGCATCAGCGGCTTGCCGCTGGGAACGGCAAAAGAGAAAGAGAAAAACTAGGCCTCGTCCGAGCTTCGGGCAAGGTTCGGACGAGCAATCTTAAAGATGTCGAAAAGTTCATCGACCGAACAAATAAGCTTAGGCGGATGAGAATCCTGAATAGTCATATTCTCATCATCAAGCGAAATAACGGAATAAATATCATAGTCCTGAGGATAAAGCGCAAACATGGACTGATCACGAAGGAATACAGTCGCAAACCAGCGCTCAAATTCCTCGATATTTGCGGCTTCTTTACAAAGAGCACACGAATTAGTTTTACGATCATGAACACAAAAAATAATTTTCATCCTAGTCTCCTTCGAGCGGTCGAATCAACTTTTTAGCAACCTCAATCTGATGTTGTTCCTTTTGAAGCAGTCGGGTGACCGTCTCATTCTTAACCATCTGCTTCCTTCGTGCTTTAAGCATATCATACTTTTCAGAATCAGTCAAATGCAAATAATCATCATAGTACGCCGGGGGGCGCGTAATCATACCATCAGGCAAAACAACACGATCATAATTATAGACATCATCATAATACTTAACGATCCAATCATGTGCGATACCTGGCTTTCTGCTCATCGTGATAAATTCAGGGGTACGGCCATTATAATGCGCTGGGGCATCCTTACCATATACCTTTTTAGTAACATAACGCGCTACATAAGCACAACTTTTGAAAGTAACATTACCAATGGTATGAAAACCGTAAGGCCACAAACGGAACAAAAAATCAGAGATATAAAGCGGGCCGTAAGGCGTCTGTCTAAGTAACTGCCGATCATCAGAAAAATCATAATTAAATATAATAAGATGATAATGAGGACGAAGATTTTTGTCACCGTATTCACCACAAGCAAAGAAACGAATCTTAATATTCTGATAAGACAAAGCCTTACGTAACCGTTTCAAAAAAAGCTGAACATCACGTACACTCACAGAGCCAGAAGCTGGAAGGTGCGCATCATCAAAAGTCAAAGTCAAAAAACAATTACGGTCATGTAAAGAAGCTTCATGAACACATCTGACTGCCCATTGTCTAGAATGTGCCAAACGGCATCCAATACATTTACCACAAGGGATCGTACAAGGTTCAGCGCCACTTTCAGGCGGCGAAGCAGGAGAACTAAACACAATCCGATAACCCGATTTCGAGCTGGCATCCAGAACACGCCAGCAATCAATCGGATGATAGCAAGCCATAATTAAATCCGGAAACCGCCGCGCATAGGGCGAGCACGGAGATTACGTTTTTTTACGTTAACGGCACCTTTTGTAAAAATCTTACGAGACTTTTTCTTAGACAGTTTACGACGTTTCACAATAAACACTCCTTTCATTTCAACGCACTGAAGGGCATCCAACGCAATAATTCACCAAGAGACGTACCAAAACGATGAGCCGGACCTGTTTTGATATCCTGAACGGACTGTTCCTGTTCATTAGCAAGTTTAATCCGGATAGAATCTTCAAGAGTACGTTTAGCAGAAGCATCAAGATTAGCCGCACTAGCCATATTTTCAGCAGTACCAGCGGCCAATTTATCAATTTCATAAGGCGTCAACTGTTGAAGCCTAGATAATTCACCATAAGATTTTGCGGCAAGCGCAGAAGCAGCACCAGCTTGAGCAAGATTAGCTTCCGAACGAGTACCAAGTTCCGATACCTGAGCATCCGTAATACGCTTGCTATTTTCAATATCTTGAAGAATCTTACTTATATTCGCATCAGCAACCTTCACCTGCATTTTGAAAACTTCAGTCTGTTGTTTAGCCTGAGCCGTAAGAGTAGAGATATTTTCTGCACGAAGCGGAATAAGAGTAGTCTCACCCTGTACCTGCGAAGTCTGAGCGGACTTGAGCTTAGTATCCTGTAATACATTACTAGCTTCAGCACGTGTCTTTTCGACAGTAGCCTTGATAGCCTCATTCTGCATCTCTAAATTTTTAGCCTGCTGAGCGGCCATATATCCAGAAGTAGCAGCAGTACCAAGGTTCTCATAGCTACCGCCAGAAGAAACACCAAAAGTAGTATTACCACTATTAGCCGAAAGGATCGGATTAAGACCAGCGGCTTTCAGATCCGCAACTTCGATTTGATGTTGCTTATAAAGCTGATCGTGAGCAAGCTCGTAATTTTGAGCAAACTGGGAAGCCTGCTGTTTATTAGCTTTATGTGCACCAACTAAACCGAGCACACCACCAACCAAAGAACCTGAAACCTTACTAAACCAAGACATAAAATCACCTCAATTAGAAGTGGTCAACAAGACCAGGAACGCCATAAACCGGCATTGGACGTGCGCATTTCATTTCGATATAACTATCGATAATAAACTGAGGCTCATTCCGAACCGCAAGAATTCTAGATACAGGCGGATCATCCTGAATAAACTGAGCAGAAAGCGTCGGAAGATTATCAAACTTCTGGGAAAGATGCCAAACATCAAGCGACTGAGGATCCGTAGATCTAAGCTTACCAGTAATCATGCTAGGGAAATAACGATATTCTGCGTATCTTTCCTGATAGCCGAAAACATCATCATCAGCGGCGGTACCCTGTGCATAGATTTCTTTATTAAGGATCGCCTGTTCACCAAGATGGGCAAGCACCGGCCAGTAAAAATCAAAGCGCGTGCGACGGCTAAACATACGAGGAATACCCTGCTGATACGTGAGATCTGCGCGAACATTAAGCAGGCCAATAATGATACCATGCTCAACAAACGATTTTGTAAATCCGTGTTTCGCAGAAGTCGAAGACGCAAGACCATAAGCGGCAAGGTTGCCTTGCGGCGTTTCTGCACCGGTTAAACCGGTCGCGGAATTCTGCACTACAGGATTGATAATAACGGGACTTTCAGATCCACCAAGGTATTCCGGACGCTGGAGGCGAGAATCTGGAGAAACAACGCCGAAGTGCGAACGAAGGATTTCAGTATAACGAGTACCGCCGCGGGCATCACGTTCATAAAGCTTCTGAAGCTGGAAGGCCTGACGAAGAGAGTTAATAGTAGCGGCAGTAACAGAAGAAAGATCGGCGACAGTATCATATTCAACACCATCATAACCACCAAACCACTTCAAAAGACTAGAATCTTGGAACGCTTCAGTGCGTGTACCAATTTTACGAAGTTCACCATCATTAAAATACTGTAATCTCGCATCCTTACCAGTTTGATAATGAGTGCCAGGTAAAACAATACCATCAAAGAGCTTACCATTAGCAAATGTCCTAACCGGAGCATTGCCATTAAGTGGAAGCTCTACGCCGGGGCCTTTCTGCGGCCATGGAAGAGCACTGGTGAAATAATCGTGACGCTTACCACGTCTCAAAAGCCTATGAGAACCAGTAAAGCCAGCATCTCCAAGACCAACATCATCAAGACCAGAAGCGGTTGAAATTTCGACGTAAGAAGAAAGGTTGATCGGATTCTGTAGATTTTCGTCCCGAAACCATTCATTCCAAATCAATGCATAGGCACGTGCGGCGAGCTCATTTACTTTAATACCTTTCACGCCAGTAGGAAGGCCGAAATAATCTTCAAGAGAGCCAACCGGGAAACCACCATCAACCGGAGCGGAAGTCTGCGGCACAAGATAATCAGTAGACGCGCCAGGATAATCCTGTTGACCATTGAACTGTTCCCAGTGTTTCCAAAGCAAGCGATACGGAACAAAGAAATAAAACGTATCGAGAAACAGATTATCCATCGTAGGAACGACTGGAGTAGAAAGACGAGCGAGGAAATTAAATTTCACTTTATAGCTATCGCCGGGAAGAACTTCATCTACAAGAAACGGCACGAGGTAACCGCTATCAAAGGTACTTTTCCAACCGTGAGATCTATCAAACACAGACCGGGAGATTTCAGCTCTAGGAATCTGTGAAAACAAATGCTTCATAACCGATTTCATATCAACAATCCTTTCAAAAATTATTTAAAGGGTTTAGAGAGTGAACGCGTTTAACGGTGTCACTCCAGCCAATTACATCAAGTAGTGTAATTGGCTGGACGGCGCTTACCGTTAGCAAAAATCAAGAATTTACTTTTTCACCTGCACCTTCAACAGGTCCGGAAGGTACTTCAGGAGTACTGTCAAGAGGTTTGTCAATAATTCCAAGCCTAATTGCTTCAGCATAATCATCACTTCCTTCTTTAAGAGACTGAACGAAATCAAAATAGGCGGCAGGATCATTTCCAAATCGTTCGCGGATTTTACTCGGAAGAGAACCAAACGCATTAGTAGCCGCCACTATGACATTCTGAGCTTCCTGATAAGAAGGCATATCAGAATAATCACCAAATTGAGGAACACGAGACACCTGGACAGTAGGATCTACAAGTACGCCGGTATGCTCAAAACGCGCAATAATACAATTGATATCAGCATCATCTTTAAAAGACTGGAGCGTCTGAGAAGGCTGATCAAACTTAATACCCGACTTTTCACCGGTAACAGAATAACGAGAATTAAATTTCATAATCTTCCTTTCCGCGCGGATCCGCGCTACAAGTATCTTCAAATAGACTAGTAGGTTTAAACTTACTACTAGTAAAACAAGCTCCACAATTTAAACAAACAGCCACATAGTCGTCAACGTGGTACAAAACGCATTGACAATACTCACA